ACTGTGGATCAGCAATGGTGTACTGTCCTGGCACGATCCGGCGACGCTTGACCAGCGCCGCGCCGCGCTGGCGCAGGAAATCAGCGGCGCGTGCCGGGCGCAAATCGAGCAGGGGTTTGCCTGCGCCGCCTTGGGCGCGCCGTTTCTCTACCCGGCCAAAGCACAGGATCAGGCAAACCTCAATGGCTCTGTCACCGACTCGCTCCTGTTCACCGAGGATCCGGATTGGGTAACCCCTTTCTGGTGCCGCGACGAGGCGGGCGCCTGGGACTTTCGCATGCACACGCGCGCGCAAATTCAGCAAGTCGGGCGCGCCGGCAAGGCCAGCATCCTAGCCGCCATGCAGAAGAACGAGATCCTTCAACGACAGATTGCTCTGGCCAGCGCCGAGCAGCTGTCGACCATCACCTGGTGACCCCATGACCCTTCGCATCGTATTTGACAACGCGCTTGAGCGCGCGGCCAGCCTCACGGCGTCCAGCACGGCCGGCGCGCTGGTGGCGGCCAACCTGGTGAACTGGAAGAAGTCGAGCCTGCACCGCGCGACCGCCACCAGCGTCACCTATACCGCGACGTGGGCGGCCGCTGAGCCGATCAGCTGCGTGGCCCTCCCGTTCTGCAACCTGTCGCCGACCGCGACGATCCGCGTGCGCGCGTACGGCGCCGATGGCACCACACTGCTTTACGACAGCGGGCCCGTGCTGGCATGCCCGGCGCCGGCGCTGCGCCCGCGCGGCTTCACGGCTGCGCAGGCGGCCAGTGCGTACGCCTATGGCGGCGGCGCCTACGCACGGCACTGGTTCCCGCAGGTTGCCGCCTTCAAGCTTGTGGTCGACCTGGTCGACGTCAACAACCTCCAAGGATACATCGAGGCCGCATGCATGGTCGTCAGCGCGCACTGGTCACCGAAGTACGACACGGCAGCGGCGCCGCTGGTCCCGCTGGACACCTCCGACATCATCGGAACTGGCGGCGGCGACACCATTGGTGAAGTTGGATTCATCTCTAAGGAGGTCGGCATCGATCTGACGCACATGGACGACGCGGACCGGGCCACGATCATGAACATGGCTCGCAGCAGCGCCGTTTATCCGGTCTTGGTGAGCGTCTTCCCCGAGCACCAGGATACGGCAAAGGAGCGTGATTACATGGCCTATGCGACCCGCTCGAAGAGTACCGAAATTGGCATTCGCTACGGTCGCGAGTACCAGACCAAAGTCACTTTTAGAGAGGTTTGACGCATGAAAATGACGCCCATAGGGTACGTCCGAAACGTCGCGATCGGCGTCGACCAGTTGGTCAATGCGATTCTGTTCGGCTGGCCGGACGAGACCCTGTCCGCGCGCTGCGGGCGCCTGGGCCACCGCTACCCGTACAAGTTCTGGCAAGTCGTGATCGACGCGATCTTCCAGCCCTTCGAGGGGCCTGGCCACTGTGTCCGGGCGCACATGAAGGAGCTGCAGCGGCTTCAGTCACCACCCACATCCTGACCGCACAAACGAGTTTCAACCACCAGGCCGCCTCGAGCGGTTTTTTTACGCCCAACCATAAGGCACCCATGTTCGAAAAACCTCCGCATCAGCCCGTCCCCGTCAGCGAATGGGCCAGTGTCTTCACCTGGGCATGGATTGTTGGCCTCTCCGTTCTGGGAGGCCTTGCCGCATTCGTGCGCAAGATGCGCGCCAATCACGTGCGCGCCTGGAACTTCACCGAGCTGACGGGCGAGATCGTCATCTCAGGCCTGGCCGGCCTGGTCATTGCCAACCTGTGCCAGTGGCAGGCCTTCCCGATGCCGCTGACGTACGCCCTGACCGGCATTGGCGCCCACATGGGCAGCCGTTCGCTCTTCAAGCTGGAAGGGCTGCTCGACGCGAAATTCCCTGGTAACCCAACTCCGAAGGATCCACCCAATGAAGGCTAACTTTCAACTCGGCGCCCGATCGCTCTCGCGCCTCGACGGCGTTCACCCGGACCTGGTCAAGGTCGTGAAGCGCGCCATCGAAATCACCGAGATCGACTTCACCGTGACCGAGGGCGTGCGCTCGACGGCGCGCCAGCAGCAGCTGGTGGCGGCCGGCGCGTCGCAGACCACGCGATCGCGCCACCTGCCGTCGGCGAACAAATGCGGGCTGTCGTGCGCGGTCGACCTGGCCGCGATGGTCGGCGCTGAGGTGCGCTGGGACTGGCCGCTGTACCCGAAGCTGGCCAAGGCAATGAAGGCAGCGGCGGCCGAGCTGGGCGTGCCGATCGAATGGGGCGGGGACTGGAAATCGCTGGTTGACGGCCCGCACTTCCAGCTCACGTGGAAGGCGTACCCATGACGATCATTCCACCGCAGTACAAGCTGGCGGCCGCCGCCGCCGCCCTGGTACTGGCGCTGGCCGCCGCAGCCGCCGCCGGCGCCGTGGCCAATGGCTGGCGCCTGGCCGCCGTGCACCAGCGCGCGCTGGCTGGCGAGAAGGACAAGCGCGCCGCGGTCGAAAAGCTGCTGCTCGAGCAGACGGCCGCCGTCGACAAGCTGGGCGCCGAGAAGCGCGCAGCCGACGACCGGCGCCAGGTGGCCGAGAAGTTCGGCGCCGCCGCGATCGCGCGCGCCCAGGCGCGCAGCGCCGCCGTGGCCGCCAGCCAAGCGCCGGACTGCGATGGCGTGATGCGCGAAGCGTGGGCAGGCTGGAAATGAGGGCGCTGATCCTCTGCCTGCTGCTGGCCGGCTGCGCGGCCGAGCCGCAGCGGGTTCCGGTACCGGTGGCGGTCGGCTGTGTCGGCGCGGTGCCGGCGCGCCCGGTCAACACGTTCGGGGTAGGCGCTTACCCGGGCGACAAGGCCGCCGCGCAGGCCGCGCTGGTCGACGCGGCCGCCTGGGAGGGCTACGCGACGAAGCTCGAAGTGATAATTACCGGGTGCCCTAGCCGCTCTGTGGAGACGGCCAAGGGCGTGTAAAGGTGAGGAGTTTGGCTTACTTTGCGGCTGCCGCGTTTTGCGAGTTTCGCGATGCCTCTGGTTGCGCTGCCAGTGAATTAGGCGGTGCCTGATTTTGCGTCGGCGCTGGCGCAGCTGCTGCAGGCTGATCCGGCTGCTTTATCGTGAAATAACCCGAAAATTTACTGATGCCGAAACCAATGGCGGTGCAGACCACACTGAGCGTGACTACACCACCGAAGATCATATTTCGCCAAGCGATCAGTGCGTCCACTTTGGTCTTAGTGCTATCTACCGTTTTCGTCAATGAATCGAGTGACGCTTTGATCTCTCCAAGGTGCTTCTGCACCTCCATGAGACCTTGAACGAAATGGTACTCTGGATGTCCCATTCCGGGGGCAAATCCTGGCGGGGTTGACTGCACAGGAGCCGGGGCCGACTGTTGTGGTTCCGATCGTGCCTGACGTGGGCTCATTTTTCCCACCGAGTCTGGATCCACTCCCACATGTCGGTGGGTGCACGCCCATAATACGAGGACACGTGTGTAACTAACGCGGACGGCACCTGCGGGGCCTCGCCGCTGGTTTGCCCCGTGATCCTCAGCAGACTAGAAAGCTCTACAGAGGTCCCTGAAAAGCGGATCAGCCAACCGCGGTTGTTGGTCAATTCGTAGCGATCGGCTACCTCAATATAGGTCTGTACGGACCGACTTAGGACCTCAGGCGCAGTGCTAAGCGGAATAGCGAGAAAGATGGGCATAGTGAGCGGAGTTTATCATTAAAAAAATTTCTCCAAAAAATTCTTCTGAAAGCCGAGAGCAGACAGACGAAAACCAATAATGCCGGATGGAATTGTCCGCTTCTGTTCGGTGACATACGTTTTCGGCAGTAGCATTACAGGACTATTGTGGAGGCATCTGAAAACTGGAAGCGCACGGCAAAGTTTTATCGCTCGTTTGCTAGCGTGACACCTGTCCTCTAGGTAGCTTTGACATAAGACAAAAGCTATCTACGCGGTGACATCACGCCGCAGCGGCGCCACGCTGGCGCTGCTCGGCAGCTTTCCGCAGTAGTCGGCCCACACCTGCATCAGCACCTTGCGCTTCTCGATCAGGTCGCCGCGGCGGTACGCTGCCTCGACCTTGTCCGGCAGGCTGTGCGCCAGCGCATGCTCACACACTTCGCGCGGGAACGAGTTTCCGACCGATTCAGCGCACCAGTCTCGAAACGTCGATCGGAAGCCATGCATCGTGATGTCGGCCCGACCCATCCGACGTAGTACGGCTGTCAAGCTCATGTCTGAAAGTTCCGATTCATGGCGCCGCCCTGGGAAAATCACCTCCCCAAGTTGAGGCGAGGATTTAAGCAGGGCCAGTGCGTCAGTGGAAAGCGGTACCCGGTGCTCGCGCTTCCCTTTCATGCGCGCCGCCGGCACCGTCCAGACTGCGGCTTCCAAATCTACCTCAGACCACCGTGCTCCTCGAATCTCACCAGAGCGAGCAGCGGTGAGGATGCCAAATTCTACGGCGCGCGCCGCTGTGCCTTCGCGCAGGCGCAGCTCCCGCATGAAGCTGCCGATCTCTTGCCATGGAAGGGCAGGGTGATGGGCAATGCGTTCGGACCGCTTCGGATCGGCCAGCAGGTGGTCTAAGTGCCCCTTCCATCTGGCGGGGTTCTCGCCGGTGCGGAATCGGCTGACGGTTGCCCAATCAAGAATGCTCTCAATGCGGCCTCGCAACCTCAGTGCCGTCTCATTTTTGACTGTCCAAATGGGCTGCAGGACTTTTACTACCAGTGCTGTGTCAACGGCTGCAACCGGGAGATTTCCAATTACAGGGCCGGCATATGTTGCTAAAGTGCTTTCCCATTGCGCAGCATGCTTCTCGTTTCGCCAGCTGCTGCGGTGAGCGGCAATGTACGATGCAGCACAGTCGTCGAACGACACAGCTTTTGCGCGCTCAAGAGCCGTTTGCAACTGCTCGGCTTTGCGAAGTTCAAGCGGATCGCCGCCCGCCAAAAGCGTCGACCGACAGCTTCGTGCGTGCTCTCGGGCTTGCGCTAGCGTCACCGTATGCAGCGGCCCCAGTCCCATCTGGCGCTCCTTGCCGGCACGCACATACCGGAATATCCAACTCTTGGTCCCAGTTTTTGAGACTTGCAAATACAGGCCTGCGCCGTCGCCATAATAGCCTGGCTTGGTGGCCCGATTCACAGCCAGTGCACTGAGCTTTTCAACCGTCCGCCCCATCCTCTACCCCCATTCCTACCTCCATTGCATGAACGGATTGTAACGCATATTAGCGGATGAAAGCGGACAACATAGGCTAGATCTTTCCTATGAAAAGATGGGGATTGCGAACGATGCCGGACGTTGCCGAATTAGACGGAGGCGGACACCGCTTCCGCCATCTACCCCCGTTTTCTCCTATGAGAACTCGGCGGCAGAATGGCCTTACCCCCATCCTTACCCCCGTCTTAAATCATAGTTTTTTTGACGCCCCGGACGAGGCTTTGTTGCCAAGCCGCGAGCTCTTCGGCGTCCCAGGCCACGGCGCGCGCGCCGATTTGCAC